AATCCCCAGCCTGAGTAAGATTGTGCTGGGTTCTCAGGATTCTTTGTTGCTCACGAAGATCTTCCAGTCTCTCGGACTCAGACTCAGCAAGGTGTGCCCTATAGGGATTTCGTTCGAACTCAAATCCCACAGCTGTGATGGATACATAAACTACAAGCCAGATATCCTGTTCAGAATCCTCGTAGAGGATAGGGTTAATAATCAGTCCGGCAACATACTCAACTGGATAAAGTAAATCACCATCGTCTAGAAAAATAGAATCAATCTTAAGTCCCTCAGCCACCATCAAGTTGGATTTGGAAACCGCCAGGCTCCCAAACGCTGGCCCCTCTTGAGCCATTAAGTTAGATTTGGAAACCCTGATTGGCATTAGGTGACAGCCTCAAAACCCCACTCCAAGGTAGAATCATTAGCCTCGGAATTAGTCCACGCCAATCCTGTGGCTGGATTAAGGATCCAGGTATAGGTATAGGGAACCATTCCATTAGTCAATGCAAACGTAGTACTATAGTATCTAACACCGCCAATCAATAGGTATAATTTGAAATTCTGAGGCCCGGTGCCATCTACCGTCAGGGCGCGCGCAGTTACTGTGACTCCGCGAATAGTATCTGTTGTGGTCCTAGCCCCCGACACAAAGGATCTATGCTCACCATTCGCAGATAACTCGATGTAGTTTGCATCACTGAGTGGAGTTTCATTTATGTCAACGTATGTCCCAGAACCATCAGAGTTATCTGTACCATCTGCCGCGGCCGGGGCGGTCCAAACATTTGTTGAAATCGGATTCTCGTCGGAAAAGCTCACTTGAGAATAAATTGTTGAACCAGACCCTCCAGCACGCCACATCTTGGCCTTGACTACATCCCCAAATGCTGACAAGTCAATATCACCTGATGTAGAAAACAAAGTGTTATCTATGTACCACTCAACCAACCCAGTAGATGCATGTTTCCTGAATCGAATGTCGAATCTACGTCTGGCTGCCCCATTATGCACTGTGGTTAATCCCACAGTTACATAAGCCGAACCATTCCAGTACTGCAAAGCCATATTATTGGCAGATGTAAAACCTAGTCGTACCAAGGTATTATCGCTGGAATCCATCAATTCAATTAATGACCCAGTTGGCCCACCTGTAGTGCCACTATAGCGATTTACACAATGAAACCAACCATCATCTAGGGCTGATTCCGCATTGGCTATGATATAGGTAGAACTGCTACCCCCAACCTGTGTGCCACGACGACTATAGGCAGCTTCAATAGCAGCTGCATCGCTAGATTCAGTAATAGAACCAGCGCCAACATTTAGGGTAAATGACTCGGATTCAGAACCCTGAAATAACAGCATAATTCAAACCCTGAAAATGCCAGATGCGTTCCAGCTAAGAAGTCCAGTTGAGGTTCCGATAGTGGCTGGCAGGGAGGCGTTGGTGGATTCGTCGATGTAAGCAGCAAGATATGAATCGCCGATACCATCCTTCAAATAAACGATAAGGGCAGTTATCTCTTCGGCAAGGGTAAGGCCCGAGAATTCTACGTCATCTCCATTGATAATTCCGTCAACGTAGGTGACATTCAAAATCGGCTGTTCCGAAGCCTGAATTGAACCCCCAATTACATCAACCAAATCCACGTGTGCAGCAGAGTAAACATAACTACTGTCAACCCCAATTACGTAAAAAGCCAATCCGGCTGGGGCACTCTGATTGATGGCCCAATCAATGAGTTGTTCACGAAAATTTGGATAGACAGCACTCATCAGGAACCTCCGTAGAATTCAGTAACCTCACTCGTCCAAAGTCCTTGTCGCAAAGCTTCATAGGCAGAATATGACAATTTGGAGCGAGCCTCATCACTGACTCGCTTGAAAGTCTTTGCGCGAACACCCTCAGCCAGAACATCTGCCCATCGCAGAAGCAGCCAATTGGAGACTAATTCTCTGGCAACCAGTCGTGAGGCATCGTCAATATCGTAATCGGCATGGTAAGTCCAGCCATCGACTACATCATAGGATGCAGGACGATCTGCCTCAACAGCAAAATACTTCAGACTCTTTGGAAATTCGTAATATCCAACTAAAATGATATTGCCACCTGAGCCATAGCCACTGAATGCAATAGATTCTCCAACACGATACCAGTATGCAGTCAAGGAATTCTGCCGCACACCCGGACGCACTTCCTGTGCCCAGATTGGATTGCCCTGGAAGTCAAACATTTCCGGATACTTCACAGCAGAGAGTGCCTGAAATAAATCAGGATTGGGGATATCCCAAACATATCCAGATTCAACAAGCGTCGTCAGTTGGGATTCTCTAAAGTTGGACCTGAAGAATTGGGCGGCCCGACGATCGCCACTGAAATGCAACTCGCGAATCGTCTGATTGACGTAGCGTGCAATGTCAGTAACAATGTCTAGCCGCCGGGTCTCGGCAGCAATCTCATCAACCATCTGGGAGAGAGTGCGCACAGAATATTACTCAGGCTTGAGAGTATCTGAATCTGGGGCCTTTGTACCTTTCAGCAAATCAGTCACTCCGATCTTCGGCGCTGAAGTTGCGCGCTCGCCGACAGATGAGTCCGTGACCTGGGTGACCCTCGGTTTTGTGGCCTGGATCTCCTTGGAGATTGCCTCTGCGAGTCGTAAATCCAACTTTTTGATTTGCAAACGCTCCCGCGAGGGAAATCTTGGAGAATCAATCAGAGCAAGAAATTCCTTCTCGTCATCCTCAGATCCAAATGTGATTGTTGCATCCTGAAAACAAAACCTGCCGATCCTCAGGTTACGGATTGGGTGGCAGGTATACTGAATCTTGTCAGACATTTTCTGTACTCCAAAAAACACGGGAGGTGGCTAGGTGACCACCTCCCGTGAGGCTACGCCACCCAACCACCGAAAGGCGACGAGTCCTTACGTAGACACAACCGCAGTCTGGATATTGCGCATGATACCCATGGTTTTGGCGGCGCCGACCTGTATTCCCATCTCGGACGTGATGACACCCTCGTCGGCATCTCTGCCGTTGGTGCCGGAGGCAGAGCCGTTGAGAGTCTCGGGATAGGTTTCACGGAGAACCCGCTTCTTGATCGCACCCGGATGGAGAGCATAGATCTCATGCGACCACACAGGATTCTCCGTCATGAGTGCGTGGGTCATGAGCTTCAGCGTCCCGAACGGCGTGACGAGTTCGGTCACCTTGATTCCCAACTGGGTGGCATTTGACTCAAATGTGTACGAGCCATCAAGCCAGGCCATCTTGTTGATCTCGGCGAGTGCCTTGTTGCCGGCGAACGCGATTCGTTCATTGGGCTGGCCCATGACGTTGTAGGTGAAAACGTCCTGAATCCAGTCCTCGAGATCGGCCCTGGAAAGGTTGCCGGCGCCGCCCGTATTTGCGGACACCACCCAACCGCCGAAGGATTCCACCTGGGTCAAGATACCATCAGTCGCCCGGAATTGCCGGCCGTTGAGGGTCGTCAGAGTCTTTCGACCCCAAATGAAAGACTTCTCGATAGATTCAGCGTGATAACTAGCGCACATCTGCTTGTTGTGGGCCAACTTCGAGCCAGTGATGTATTTCACCGCCTTGGCCGATCCAGAGATCGCCCACGCATCACGGAAGATCTGGGTGAAATTAAACCGTGGGGCACCCTGCTGAGTCACTGCGATCGGAATAGCTGACGCCTCCTCGAAGGCATTCCCTATCTTCTGGACAAACTCACCACCAGCCAATGTAGTGATCGTTGTGCCAGCGAATCCTCGGACCACCGTCAGAGAATTTCCCGCGGCCGCCGAGATGAACATGTGCTCGCCGGTATCCTGTACTTCCAGAATCGTGTTGGGGGTATAGAACGAACCATCGGCAACAACCACGGTTGTCGTGAGGGCACCCGATACGACTTCTTGGCGGCCCGGCTCATGGGAATCCTCGAACCACGTGAACGTGGTATCCTGAGCAGATTCCTTGCCCATACCAGAGGTGAGGCCTAGGAGCGGAGAGCGTCCTGTTGGCATCGTCATCAGAATAGCAGACGCGAAATCACCCACGCGCTCTCCGACGATTCCCTGATTGGACGTGAAGATTCCCTGGATCATTGACTTTTCCTTTCTCTAGGTACTGGACAATTCATCCAGCCAGTTAATTGCGGGGCTACGTGATCTCCCGAAATCGTCCGCCCCACGCGCAGCGACATCGAGTCCAAGATCATCGGCGGTGGACTGAGTCACCAAGGTCAACATGGACTTCACCTGAGTGATAGCATCCTGTCGATTGCCTTTGGTATTCTTCAGTGCCTGCCTATACAGATTCTCAACCACGGGCCGAATCTTGGGGTCTTTGGCCGCCGGAAAATCTCGAACCAGCTGTTCGCCATCATCCCGAGTATTCAAGGTACCAGAAATTTCTTCCCGTACCTGGTTGAGAATCTGGTCAGTCAGTGGGCGAAGGATTGAGACCGTCAAGGCCAGAGATTGCCTGACCATGCTGGAACCCATCTCCTGCATCCGCTTATTGACCCCTTCGAAATTCCCTTCGTTAATTTGCTGAGTTATGTCAGCATCGAACAGAGCGGCGCCGAAATCCAGATTCGATAGCTGCTGCGTCAAACCATCTCGGACGGCATTTGCATCGGGCTGAGTGACTGAATCCTGCGTCTCAGTTTCTGTGTTCCAGAATGCGCCAGCATCGAACGAACCGCCACTGTTATCAGTTTCGGGCGAAGTGAAATCTGCGGCCGGGGCCGTGCCAGAGGCAGGGGCGGGCTGAGTCCCTGTGGGAGTAGCAGCCGGAGCAGCGGGCAAGGTAGGTAATGGTTGCGAAGCCATGATTTAAGTCCTTACGTTGGTGGTTTCGGGCGCGAAAGTGTGTTCCAGAATCAAGAGCACCCGGTTCTCAATTCTGCGTTCAAGAATATCCTGAGCCAAGGCTGAGGCATTGGAGTCAGTCTGCATCCCCTCAATGATTGGCTGAAGATTTGACAGACGAAGAAATTCCCAGAAATGAACTCTGGAAAGTCCCTCCAACATTGGAAGGATATCATCCCATGCTTCACCGTAGTGTGCAGCGAGCTGATTCTTATCGATGTTAACCATAGATTGGCTCCTGTAAGGCAGCAGGATTTGTGGCCGGGGAGATATCCGTTGAACCTCCAGTGGCGAGTCCCGGAGCCGTTCCCTCGGGGGGAGCAGGCGGCAACTCAAATTGCTTGAAATTCGCCTCAATATCCAGAAGGGACAGCCAGTAGTCAACCATGGCAAGCAAATTCGCCCGCTCACCGATGGCCGGAGCTTGAATCAATGCAAATACCACTTGTTGCATCTGCGAGGCCATAGCCTGACGGTCGACCGACTTGAGTCCTTGTCCAATCATCGACGACAGATTGGTCGATCGCAAGGCAGCCAAGTCAATGCTCTGCTCAGAATTTCCAAAATAGTCAGCAATCTGTGCACCATCCTCCTGGTATTGAATGATATTATAATACATGCCGAGTCTCATCGGACGCATCATTGTATCATCAATCAGACGGGCTGCTTTTTGTTGCCGACGGGTTGATCCCTGCTGGACGGCAGTGACTTGGGACTCGACAGCCCGATCAATACCCGCAATCTGGGAAGGCAGAGACTGAGTTGGGAAGAACTGGTCGATGATCTGAAGCATACCCTGGAGATCGCCAAGAGTTTGTTTGGTGTCTAGTGTATGTGAGTCATGATAGACCATAGTACGAATGTCGCGCCCCCAACCCTGAGGCTTCAAAGGAACTCGGGCAGCAATTTCTCCCTCGGGAACCGCCTCATAATCAACAGCTGATGGGTCGTAGAATGTAGTGCCATAAATATTCTTGCGATTCGCCAATACGTGGGCATTGAGCAAGAATGACGAGAATTCCTGCAAAGGATTCAGGATCTCCGCCGGTGACTTGGCCGATTCACGTAGGAAGTCATCGTTGATGGCCCCGATATAGGCAGGAAGATGGTCATGAACATTATTGAGTCGCTGGGCCTGGATGATTGTATTGTCGTTGGCGAGGACGAATCTCCAATTTTCATATTGATTTCTGGAGGCCCGAACCTCGGCGGAACCCGGAACAAGTCCAAAGTCATTGGGATTGATTCGAATATGAATTGTCACCAACTCAAAGGCATTGCCTACAAAATTATATCCCCCAGTTTCTGACATGAACGAAAACCAATTGACTGAGGAACCTGTGTTATGGGCAGGGTTATCCAACTTGGCCTCGGCCGGGGGATCGCGGTAGTAACGAGTCGCCGAACGAGTCAGGTTATCGTCCAGCATTTCCTCGCAGTTGAAGAATGTCTGCTCCAGGCAGCGTTTCTTGAGCCAATAGTGACTCTTCATTTCAGCAATAGCAAACCATTCCCCATCTCGGTATAGCATGGAGGATTCGCAAGAGGGATCATAGAAAAAGTTGTAGTTGTCGATCGCACGAATTAGGTTGCCGGCGAAAATCATCTGAGTGTCAGTACCGGGATTCCCCGCCACGTCCATGACTATTTTGGGGCCGAATTCCTTGGCCCATACATTCACCACACCTCCGGTGTTATACTTCAGAAGATTGAAGAATGCCCGGGCCAGATGGCGATAGAATGATCCGTAGACTGCATGGTTATTCATCACAGTGATAAGTTGGGCAGCGACGTCGGAATTTTCCGGGCCGGCTGTGTGGTAAAACATGCCATGAATCGGGGCAAAAGTCTGGACAAAATAAGTCATCATGTCATCCAGGTGCACCCAGGTAAGAGGCAGAGAGATCTGAGTCGCCTGGGGAGTTCCATGAAGGGCATGGCTGCGTGCGCGCTTCCTGTCCTCGTCAGACAATTCCAACCACGCGGCGACGTCCCGGTCAATCTGGGCATAGCGCATGACTCTGGAATCCCGTAGAGGTAAATCCAAAGTCAGTCGCGCCTTCAGGTATTGTAATAGGCGTTCATGATTCTTTTCGTGGAAGAACGGATGCTTGGAGCCAAGCGTAGTCGGTGGCTTTGGGAGGGCAAATCTAGCATGAGTCATTTCGTTCAAAATCACGGCGATAACTCCCTCAGATCTGGGTCATACTCGTACCCCACACCGCAGCCGAAGACTTCAGGCCGTCTGGGTGGTACAAGCTGCGGAGAAGATATTCATATTGATTCAGCATAGACGGGCCGTAGGCACAGGCGTCAATTAAGTCATCTCTGTTATTGGACTTTTTCATGTCATAGTTGAGAACTTGAGTCACAATCTCTTGTGCGCCGAATGGGATGGCATAGTCCCCAGAAGCCATAAGGCCGACCCAAGCAGAGATTCTCCCAACCTTCGGATCGCCACGCCCACTCATAAGGGGAATTATCTCAACGTGTCGTTGGATCCCCCTTATGGCGAGCCAGACTTGGTAGAGGGGAAGTAGGACTCTTTGGGCTGCGACTGCTTCTATGCCCCAAACCCAGCAATTCCACATATGGGATAGGTCAAGAATCTCATTGAAGAGTGTCTCGTCCCGAAATTTACCAACCCGGTAATCTAGAACCATTGGGCAACCCTCATTTGGCAACCCATGAACGGCGATAGCTGAATCATCTGTACCCGCACGTTCACCAAACGCCGGATCGACAGTCAACCAAACGGCCAGAAATTCATCACGGCCTGGCACGACCGCGAAATTAATCTGGTCGATAGAGAATCCGTTGTCAGAATGCCCTGGCATATTCATCATTTCGCACATCCAGGACTCGGAATAACCCAGAGCTTTGTATTCCTGAAGGTCTGCTAAGAGTTTATCAAGGGGCCAAAGATCTGACCACAGAGGAGATAGTTCTCCAGTCTCGGAATCTTTAAGAATAGAACCAAAAACGACAGGATTCCAATTAGGATCTAGACTTAGACGTGCCAATAGGCAAGTTTTTCGAATCATGTTGCCCAGCCAAATGATCTTATGAGTCCTGGCCAGGGCTTTCAAGAACGGACCCACAACCCATTGATCCAATTTACGTTGCAAGTACTCACTGGCTGTGTTGTCATTGTCCTCAAGGTCGTCAACGATGGCTAAGTCAGGGCGCTGGTTATCTATATTCATGCCGCGCATCTGTTGATTCGCGCCAACGGCCCTAAGAACACAACGCTTCCTGGAACCATCCGGCATAGGAAGTTCGAAGATCCACAAGGAATTAGTCTCAGATTCCTTGACGAGTCTGATCTCCCCGAAAACCGCAACAAAATTGGCTGTGCGGAAAAATCCTATGATGTCTTTGCAGGCATTCACCGCAAAGGCATTGGTATTTGAGACATAAATGCAGAATCTGTATTGACTGAATAGGAAATAATAGGCGACCGCCAGTTTAGCCAAGGTAGTTTTCGAATGTCCACGGGGGATTGCAAGAAGGACTCTAGTTAGGGCAGAGGATGTGAGAAGGGGCCAGATCTCTTTCGAATGAAAGGATGGAACCGGCATGGAGAGTTGCTCGGGAATGAAGAATTCGATGAAAAATTCCCCGTCAGTCTTTAGTCTGTCTATCACCTCACTACGCGTGGCGGTGGCCTCCAGAGTCTCGGCCTGGAGGTCGACCTGGTCAAAGTCGATGACTGGGATGGTGGAGGAGTCGTTCATGATTTATGTATAACCCCACCCAAATCCCCAATTGGCTTCAAATCAATTTCGGAAATAACTTCTGAACTCAGTACCCCCAAGTTGAAGACTGGATGTGAGGTCCCTAAGATTCCTAGTCTTAGCACACCGCCGTCGCGTAGTGCCTGAATCTCTTCCTCAGTCAACTTATATACTGAATACATAACATTCATGCCTGTGAGTATGTCAGTTGCATCAGTAACATAAATTTCACCACACTCCCCGTCAAGATCAGATAACCAATCTTTCGGTGCAACTATCGGCCTAGAACCTGGAAAATAACATATATGCATTCATAGTCTCAATTTATTCACTTGCCGTAATTCCACTGATTTCGCAGAGCGCCTTGCGGCGGCGCACTAAGGAATCATTCCAAAGTTGTTGTTGGCCCTGGAACCCGGTACTCTGACCAGTGGAAGTCCCGTGTCCGGATCGATTTCAATCAAAGGTGGGGAGACTGTCATGGGAGCCATGGGAAGTCTGGAGATTCCAGTAGGGGCAGATGCCACCTCGATCGCAGAGATTACATCTCCCTTATCATCAGTGATTTTTGCAGTCTGAGTCTCTGGCTGGGACGCCAAATCTCCTGTTTCCGACGGATCACCCTTAGGGGCTTTGGCTACAGGTTCTGAGAGACCAAGGGCCTGACCGATTCCCTGGAGGAGATTCTTGAGTCCACCGCCCTTGGCATTTTGCCTGGCCCTCTCAGCCTGACTCATATATTCGTTGTCACCCATTGAAAACCCGATGCCCATGAGATCAACTCCTAGCCATTGACTAATTTCTTTTGAACTTCTTCGAATGTCGGATTCACCATACGCCCAGAGAGAATCGAAATAGTCTGTTCCTCGATCCTTTCGACGGTTTCACCGGCGGCCAGGCGTTCCGTGAATCTCTTGGTCAAGGTCAGTGGGACACGCTGGGCACCGCCTGAAGATTCCAGAAGCAATCCATCCGCCTTGGGGCGCGTCCGCCGTTCTGCCCGATTGGCTATCGCCGCGACTCTGGCGAGGACCTCTGGGTCACTTTCATACTGAATGGTTTTGTAGAGTTTCGCCACGGCAACAGATTCGACACCATCCCAGCCAGAATCAAGTTCGACTAGTTCCTTCTGGCGTTCGGCGCCCAGGAGGAGTCTGACGTCCCTGAAGTCATCACCCTCAAGTACTTCTTCAATATCCGCCAGGTCAATTTGCATTGTGTTGGCAATCACTTCAGGAATCATCCCAAAAACCGTCGATTTGGCGATAACGAAAATCGCCTCAGGGATTTCGCGCCCGAGAAGTTGATTCAAGTCTCTGAGAGTCATTTGCGACATAGCGGTAGTCCTTGCGCGAAGCGCGGTAGTCCTTCGCTTGACCGTAGAATAACGCCAGGGTCGCAGGCAGTCAAGGGAAATCGCCCGTAATTTCATTTGATTTTGATTCAAAAACTATTATTCTCTGGACCGCAGGCGGGATTTCATTTGATTTTGATTCGAATTTTTTTTTTTTCGTAAAATTTTTTGAGAGTAGTGAGAAGGAGTCATTGAATCTGTTTCATTTTTTGTGAAGGAGATGGGGGGATTGATATTATAAGCAGAGAGCGGTCTGAGATTTGGGGGGTACCCCCCGCCCCCTTTAGTAGCAAGTGAGTTGCTAGGATGTGAGTGAGCGCAGCGAGTGAACCACATAGACTCGTTGGCTTGCCAACTCCACTGAATGAAGATGCTGTCCGAGCACCATGCTAGGATTCTATTCTGAGGGAGCACAGCGACCGTAATTTTTGCCTGTTGCTTGCAACAGGCAAAAAAATTTTTGGGGCAGGTATCGTTAATGAATACCCGCCCCAAGATGAATAGAGTTATTCGCTTGGATGACCACTCAATTCGTTGGCAATCTCGACCAGTTCATTGATTGCCATCTGAGCGCCATATAGAATCTTCTCGACACTCAACCAATCACTACGTTTCATAGCCATTGGCAGAGTATAGCCATCCTGAATGGTTCCAAATTGGCGGCACAATCCATGAATGACAGATGATTTGTCAGCAAATTTCGGTGAAGCGTGAAATGATTTAACAATGTTCATTTCAAAGACTCCAGAATTTCCGCACTCAGCGGATGGTTGAAAAAAGTGACAGACTTTGCCCGGTCTGTCAGCGGGTATTCACTTACAGGAAAGCAGAGAAATCATCCTCGGCCTGTTCCTCGTCACCATCGGCCATGGCACCAATCGTGAAGGTATCGCGGTTCAGAAGCCAATCCTCGACGGTCTCCACATAGTCACTCAGTCCTGCCTCGCGGGCGCTGTCGAGTGACTTGTTGGCGATGCGCTCCCAGATGGAAACGATCTGGCCGCCAGCATTGACTTCTTCGAGGGCGGCGAAGTCAGGGCCAGCGGTGAGTGCGAATTGCTTGGACCGGATGCAGAGAATGAACGTATCCAACTTCAGGAGCTTGCGATCCCAAAGACTCTTGATCGTCTGGACCTGCGCACGCGCGTCGGCCAAGACTGCCGTGAGCCTCTTTGTCGTGGCGCTGTCGAGGGCGCTGGACTCGCGCTCAGAAGCCAGCCAGTAGTCAGCCGCAGTCGTTGGCATGAGTTTCGCGACGGTCGCGAAATCCACGTCAGCCTTGCGGCAAGGTCGCAACGCGGCAAGCTGGCAATCTTTGTGGATAAGGCGCTCGATGAATTTGCGTCCTTCCTCGACGGCCATGAACGTATCGACTCTCGGCTGCGGGTAGGTGACGAGTGCCAGAGCCTCCGCCGCCTTGACGAGTTTGCGTGCGTCACCGCGTCCAGAGTATTCAGGCGAAGTCGCCAAGAGAGTCACGGCCACGTCAGCATTTTCGTAGGATTGCCCGAAGTCGCCCTCGTCAGTCAGGCCCGCAGTCACGGTGGGGATCGGCAATTCGTCGCCTTCGTTCGGACAGAGAGTCTCGACGATCTTGCCGAGCATCCCAAGCGCGGCCTCGGTGGACGAGAAAACGACACGTCGATTGCCTGCCCATGATCCGGCAGAACCTTTGCGCTGTGCAGCGAATGAATCGAAAACTGCCTGAGTGGCGGAAATCGGCTCGGTGGTTGTGGTATCAGTCATTGACTTTACTCCGTCCCGTGCGTTGAGCGTCAGTGCTCCCGCCCCTCAGGACAACTCCCTTAGACGCTCATCTGATCCTGTTGTCAATCCCTTCTGGTCGCCCAGGGCAAATAAATCTCCGAGGCCAACATTTCTTCCCGTTTCACTTTCCCGCGCGTCTTTCCTTTCACGCTTCCCGTCTTTCCCCCCTCCCCGTCCCTGCCCTCCTGCCCGTGTCGCGCGCACTCCCGCCCGCGCCCTCGCGCTACGCCCTAGACTCAACCGGGACAGGTGCCTACGGCACTCATTAGGGCTAGGCCCGTAGATCCCCTAGGGTTATTGGCATAGACTCCTAGGGGTGTGGTCTTTTTCAACTGAAAAAATTGAGGTGGGGGGGGTCTATAGATAGCAATCTTAATTAATCCTATGGGGAGTTTAGTGGCTAGTGACTGTATGGAGACTGAATTGTACCCAAACGGGGGATGACAACACATACGCGAGGATAGGTGGTGACTAGGCCCAAGGGAAACCGGGGAAACGTGAAAGTAAAGCTTGACAGGAAAGTAACCGGGAAGTAATTTTGGCTCGCGCGCAAAACGTCATATGCGTAAATATTGACTCAATACCGGGAGCTCCGCCCCACCGTAAGCCAAAGTGACAAAAACAACTGAAGTGACAAAAACAAAACTAACGAAACCAGTAAAAGGAATCACTGATGCGACCGACAACCAAATTCATTCTGGCCATGAGACTCCCTGGGCAGGCAACTTGCGCGCACGAGGCATTATGTGAAAAAGGCTTTGACTCAAGAGACATGAATGACGGCAATCTTATGATCGAAGAATCAACCATAGTCGAAACTGCCAAGGCAATGGTTGTGGTTTTGAGTACTGTCACACACACAAAGACTCTTGCTTTTGGCATCTGCCGCTCGAAGGAGGACGCAGAAAAATTCTTTACCCTGCGCGCAAAATCCTCTTCGACCACTGATACTGACTCAATGGACTTGACCCTTGACAGTTTCCTAAACGAGTATCTTGAATTAAACCCACAAACACCAGAGACTTTGATATTCACTGACCCTGATGTGACTAACAGTGAATACGGGGAAGCCTTTGAGTCTCCTGAAATGAAACTCGTTCGTTCCCTGAGAGAACCGGAAGATAGACATCTGATTCCCCTCCCGGAACTTATTCGACAAGCCAATATGTATGTCCAAAGATTCCCTCTCATTGCTTGTCATGATCCTAGGTGGGATGGTCAACCAATTGCTGAGTGGCTAAAGAATCACACAGACGTGGACACGCACGCGGGCGAAGCCCAAGACAAGGCTGAGCCATTGCTACACAATTTGACTTCATTGCCGATGACTGAGCGTGCGAGCGACAGCGAGCACACTGAAACCGCACCCATGGCTTTATCATCAGAATCAACAGCTTCACCAATCTTTCCATCACGATCTCCCAAATCTATATTGGCTTTGTTGGGAAAGTGAGTGCGCGAAGCGCGGGGAAGTGAGTCAATTAGCATGAAATATAGAAAGGGCTTGACTTCGTGCGCAAGGCATGGTTATATCTACCTGTTCCCTTCCTGGGACCGTTCACGATTCGTTCTCGTTTTGTTCTTTTGGATTTTAACTCCAACCTATTTTTCATTCAAGGACTCTTCTCCCATGAACATCATTTCAATCATCACAATCGACCTCACTTCTGGCGAAAAGCGCCAGCATGAAATCGACTATGATCTCAGAAATTCCCGTATTTGGCTCGCCAATCACTCCATGTGGGCGCTCAATAACAATCAGTGTCTCACAACCATGCCGCGTTCTGGCTTGCCAAAAATCTTCATCGGGCATGACACTGACAAAGAAATCTCTCAGGCAAGTGATCTTTAACTCATTCTCTATTAATCCTATCAACAGGATAATTTCCATGCCTATTCAATCATCCAAGATCAACCTATTTGAAATTCTTTCATTCTTATCCCCCACAGAAATCACTTCGGTAATGCCTGCTCCCGAGACAATCTCCAACGAATCCTTCTCCACTTACGGTTATGATTGCTTACAGCAATTCTGTTCCCTAACCGGTGCACCTGTCGCCCAAATCCTACCTTCGCTTTCCAAATCACTCATTCGAAAAAGCTACAAAGACAATGATGGTGATTTGGAAGCCATCGTTGACGATCTGGCTTTGCGCGCCTTAACTCAGTGTCGGCCATCTCCAGAATTAGTCCATCTGACACCCAAAGCATTCATTGCTTTACCAATCTACACGCAAGTCGCCTATCTCATCAGTCGTTGGCTCAATCCAAGTAGTCGATTAACTCAACCGGGAATTGACTTACTCACAATTCGCCGCGCACAATTACGTTTTTGGCCTATACTAATTTCCAACGAGATTCCCGAGGACATTCTAGGTTTATTCCATTTTCGATTGCTGGAAGTAGATGCCTCAGCTAACCTCATCAACATTCCACCACCGCCCATAGGTTCTTTGGATCGCCTGATTTCAATCAAGTCATTTGATGAATTCAAAGTCTACCTAAATTCTCTTGGCCACGTGTGGGAAGCGGCAACCCATGACTATTCCAACCAAGCCGGCAATCAATTAGTCAAGGCTGCTTTTCTTAAGTCATTCATCAACCAATCATACAATAAACCTGCCAAACGCACGCCTACAATCGTGGAAATCGCCAACAAGAAACGGCAAGAACAACACGACAAGGAAATTCGATTCGCTGCCAGTCGCGAACGAATCATGGCTGATCCTCTCCTGACTCCCGTTCAACGCGCGCGCAAACTAGACCTAGCCAAACGATCCCTCGGTGACTTGAATGAGTTAGTCATTCTCTCCTCCAAAGTCACAACGACTCAGCCCAAACCAATCTCCACCTCTCCGCGCATTGCGCCTCGCCTCAACATATTCGCCAGGAAAGGACCATCTGAATGACTCTCCCAAAGGGAATAGAGCAACCGGGCCGCAGGCCCCCCGCAGCAATAAGTGAATTGCAGAAGGTGCCTGAAACTACGACACTTGCACCTAGAATTATTCCCGGCCTTCCAAAACTCCCCTTCGTGCGCCCAATTCACGAAATCAAGTCAGAGATTCTCCACGAAGTCATGGAAATTGATCGCGAAGCAAGCTATGCGCTGCGCGCGCTGCCAATTCAATCCCCCGAAGTCTCGGAAATCCCAATTGAGGTCGTAGATGATTTCCTTGAGTCATTCACCCTGGACCTTGGCGATGCCGTTCTCGATCCTTCTCAGCGCATTGCTGTTGACGGACTCATCAAAGAGCAATTCGGCTGCCTCACAGGCCCGGCTGGTTCAGGCAAGACTTTCGTCACCCTGAATCTCCTGAACGCCTTGCTGACCCAGATCAATCGTTCAGTGAATCTCAAAACCTACTGGGACCGGGGACAGCCCACGGCCGACGATGATGATTATGACTATGAATCTGCGCCTCAC